CGTTCTCAAAGAAATCTTTATCGGCTTGTTTTGAACCGTGACAACCTGTTTCTTCAGAAACAAAAAATGCCGCTTTAAGATTTGGTAATTCTTTTAATAATTCTAAACATGCATAAACGCCACATTTATCATCACCACCAATTCCTGTTGATTGTCCTAAATCGTTGAACGCTTTTAAAGATGGTTTAATTACTCCCTGAGCGTTAGGTAATTCCATTTCTTTGACGTTTATAACATCTAATTGATGTACGGTGTCAGTATGGGCAATAACACACGGGAAAAAGAAATCTTCAGTAATATCCTGAGATGTTTTAGTTGCGTAAATGTTTCGGTGTTTGTCAACTTGAAATGGTATTTGGTTTTCAGTTAACCAATTAACTAAAAACTCAATCATTCGGTCTTCCTTATATGTCTTTGTTGGGACCGACAAAACGTCCTTTAGTAATTGATAGTTTCTCTCCATAGGCCAAAGATACGTAAATTACTTGACTTTGACAAATTTATTTTCAAATAATTCCGATTGATGTAAAAGTTGGTCAAAGTCTTCAAAATCATAACTTCTTTCTTCTCCACGATACCCACCTTTTAATGAAACCACAACATGGACTTTATTTGTTTTTGGGTCCATTTTAACTATTTTAAAATTTCTTGATTCGTCTTTGGGTAATTTGTAATTAGTTTCCATATCGTACTTACTTAAAATTTTTGACGCATTATCTGAGAATTTTTTAATATCTTCAAATTCGTCAGAGTCTTCAAGTTTAGTAAACATCTTATCTAATTGCCAGCCACAAGTACGATTAAATGATTCATCATCAAAATCAATACAATCTTGCTCATAAGAATATTCTTCCCATCCACCAAGATTACCTGATTTATGTCCGATATCACTTAAAACTTCACTAACCGTTAAATGTCTTTCTCCCGTCATTGAATATAAAGATAATAACACCGATACTGTCGTCACATAACTATAAAAACAATTTCCCATATTGAATATTCCATAATTTTGGAAAAAATTACAACAGTCGTCTTCCATCATCTTACGGGCACCTCGTTCTTTACAGTTATTTCTTTCTGACAACCAATCAGACATAATTTCCTGAGATTCACGTTCAAATGTTGTTAATAATAAACTAGACGATTTTTCCCATTCTTCATCATTTCGTAATTGTGAAAGTTCTGGTGATAGTATTTTTAAAATTTCTTTTAATTTAATTAGGTTTTCATCATTTAATTCACGTAATAAATAACCTCTTTTCCAATCCTCATCAACAAAATCTCCACTTTCAAAATCGTAGGACTCATAATTAGAATATACGTAATTTGCAAACCAAATATCTCCATCAGATAGGTCAAATAATTTCCAATAATCCTCATAATTGTCAAATTTTAATTTAACTCTACTCTTACCCGGTGTTTGTTCATTAAATTTGATGTCATATACGATTGGGTCAAAGTTATTAGCGTCCCAGTTATTTACCTTTTGACCATTTTTAATTTTCAATAACAAATCATATATTTCACTATTTCCTCTAATATCTTGGACATAGGGTTTTAAGTACGGATACTTAAATGTGATGTTATCGTAACTTTCAAGTTTTAATTCAATACCTGAATAGTATTCAAGTTCACCGTCTGTAGGTTTGTATAGTGTATATATATATTCAGGGCCAGGATTAAATTTACTTACGGCAAAAAATAATTCACCATGACTAAAATCTCGGTCATATAATTCAGTAACTTTTGGAGGTCCGTAATATGTGGCCGCGTTCTTGTTGAACACCTGTACAAATACAACATACTCGTTTTCAAATATTATTTTAGCATTTTTTGAATCTTTCACAAATATTTATTTACATATAAATATAAAATAGTTTGGTAATTAATAAGACTTTACTATCTTTGTACAAGAAATAAGTTCTTTAAAATATGGGGGTAACTTGGAATTGACTGGCATTGTTAGTTATTCGGGGCACGCAGTGAGATGTATCCTTTCACTTAAATCTACGGATGTAAACAGTAAACGGAAACGTTTTAAACAAAATGGCGACAATCGGATTAATCCGTGAAGACGCTGCGGTAGTTGCCTAACATATAGGAAACAACCATACGGGTCGGTGGACATACAACCTAGGAACAGAAGTCTTTACAAGGGTGGAAAAATGACTGAACCCAAAATTGAGTCATCCATTGGTTGTTAGTTTACGATGGTGAAGAACAAACTAACTATTTTTGGAACATTAGAAAATGTTATCCTAAGCGTGTAGTCCTTAATAGGTAAGGTGCACAACACGAGGGTTCAACCCCCTCTACCTCCACTAATTAAACCTCATCTTAAAAAAATGGGGTTTTTTTATGCACATAAATTAAATTACAAAACTTTTTTTAAAATAAAAAAACCCCAAGATTATTGAGGTTTGATTAAAAATCGTATTCTATATATTGGGTAATTTTAAAAAGGGCTGAGAATACACCGTTTTGTGAGAATCTTTAGAAGGATTATTGTTTCCCTTCATTTCCACCATCTTTTGAATGGTAATCCTCATCGCCGATTGGTTAGACCAATCACTTCTTAAGGTTTTAACTACTCTATTACTACTCTACTCTCCTCAATCTTGCGAACTGACTTAGGATTCGACTCCTTAGAGGTTTTTGGTAACAATATACGTTGACTTGCGGTCTCGGTATGCCATGAACAACTCATGACTATGTAGGCGACTTTCATCAAAACCTGACGAACACTTTTGCTTATAGTTATTTTAGTTTTACTTAAATTTAGTATAAGTTATGTGTTGTGGATGATTCCAAGTAGAGGTCCGTCTTAAGCCTCGTTGTCTTTTGAACAACAAGATACTTTTCTACTCGGTAGAGTGTCCCCACTCTCATATTTTAAGATTACTTCGTACCAAGACCTTGGTGGGTCTGTGGTAAGGATATTAGCGACACCACTCGTTCTCTATCTTACCTTCAGGTTTTATCCCTTCGGTTTTAAGTCACCTCTTATATTGGGACCCGCAATTGTGTATTTGGAGTACACTTCTCACTTGGCCCCTATGGGTTATTCTTATTGGTGTTCCCACCTCAAACTGACAATCCACATTGCCCGTTCAGTTTTCCATTTCCCTACGAAGTTATCCTCGGTACTACAGGCTCACTGATATCCCACTTGTATACTCGAGTTCGGTTACCCGAACCGCAAAACCATTAACACTTATGATTTCACTTTATCCCCCTTTCGAGGTTTATTTAACGACCATATACGGCCGATTATCTTTTATACAACACCGAAGTGTTGTAATGGATAATAATATTTCAAAGAACGTTTCGGACTCTTCCGATTTGTTTTACAAAGATAAGTAAAGTTTTTTGATTTACCAAATCTTTTTTTATTTTTTTTTTAAGATTTGTATCTGAATTGTTATCTATCTCTTTTGTTGTACAAAGATAAGTAAACTTTTTTAATTTACCAAATCTTTTTTTATTTTTTTTAAAGATTTGTATCTGAATCGTTATCTATCTCTTTTGTTTTACAAAGATAAGTAAACTTTTTCGATTTACCAAAATTTTTTTTAAAGAAAAAAAAAACCCCTAAAAAAGGGGGATTATTTAATTATTTATAATTTTTTTAATCTTATCTATTTGTTCGACAAGTCTTTTATTATTACCATAATCTTCTTTGAAAGCTTTCTTAATGTTTTTACCAACATCTTTTATGTTTTTACCGACACCTTTGGTAATATCATTGGCAATTGAAAATGGGGATAATAATGTATCTAAGAAAACATTACCAGACCCAACATTTTTATTTCCAATATCAAGTTTAGGGTTATCATCAAGTTTAGGGTCATCTTGTATTGGTTTATTTTTTTTAGGGTCTTCTTTTTTAGGGTCTTCTTTTTTAGGGTCTTCTTTTTTAGGGTCTTCTTTTTTAGGTTCTTCTTTTTTAGGACCAACCCCTTTTAGATATGTTGATACGTCTAATTTTTTATCATCATTGTTTTTTATTGAGTAACTAATTCTATCGTCAGTGAAATACCCAATAATTTGACCTTGTTTTATTCTATCGCCTGGTGAAACAAATGATTTACCGACATTACAAAATTCGGAATATATATCATCACCATTAAACTCATGTTTAATTTTAATAAAATTTTCACAAGAAGGTGTTCTGTCAAAAATAATAACACCGTCATACGGATTTATTAATTTTGAATTTGGGTATGCAATTAAATCAACAGATTTTGACATCATAGATGATTTCATATTACCATACGGGGCTGGGTTAATAAATTTTTCCATTATAATAAATTTTTAATTCTTTTAATATCCTCAATCAATTTATTGGTTGGTTCCTCACCTTCTTTAAACCCTAAAGAACCTAACAATGGGCTTAAAAATTTTTGGATAACGTCGTTACTTTGTGATGAATCATTAGAATCATTAGAATCATTAGTCGAATCATTAGTCGAATCATTAGTTGAGATAGAAGTTGAGTTAGAGGTTGAATCGTTAGTTGAATTAGACGTTGTTGTGATTGATTCATTACCAATATAGAATAAATGCCAAGGTTCTTTTTTTCTAAGTACCCCATCAACATTGTAAGTTACCTTAAACCCATATTTTTTACAATTATCCGCAACCCAATTTTTAACCGCTGAATTTGTATCCCACCAACTAGGTTCAGTACTAAATATGTCAAAGGCCTTTCCTGTGTGGTGTTGAGAAAAACCAGGAATTGTGTTATACTTTTGTGTGTCATCAACACCCCTATCTTTAGCTTTTTTTCCAAAATTATCTACTTGGTCATCATAACTTCTATAATCAGAAACAATACCGTCGGGAAACCGAACTTTAGGGTTTGCTTTTTTACAATCTTTTATTAATTTTTCAATACTTTTCTTAGCTTCGTTATTAATCCCTCCATTATCTGGTTGTATATTACCTTCTTGTTTAAATTCTTTATCAATATGTGATTGAGTAATGTTAATACCATACTTTGTTTTTAATTTATTTATCGAGGATTTAATTTTTTCAGGTAAGTTTTTAAAATTTGTGGATTGAGTATCACTCCCTGTAGACGTACCATTATCAGATTTTCTTGATACATGAACATGATGATGATGATTTGGAAATCCAAACCATAAAACGGCTTTATCGTTACCTCGTTCAGAATTTACTTTATACCCCATAGATTCTAGGGTTCTAACAAATTTTTCAATTTTATCGTAAATACCTTTTTTTTGAGCACTTTCTTTACTACCGTAACCTTTATTATCAAACATTGCCAAATCAACCGCTAAACCAAGCTCATGTCTAGTACCTTTTTGATGTCCTGAAACTGCGGTTGTTACACTAGCCATAACATTAGCGTTTTTAGCAGCTAAATTTACGTCCATTAATAAAGATGGGTTTATTTTATCAGAGGCGGGATTACCGTGACCAATTTGTTTAAAATTAACATTACTATATTTTGAAGGTTGGACCGATTCGGGCTTCTCGTTAATATAACTTCTCATTTTAATAAATATAAAGAGATTTAGGTTTGTTAACCATTTAGGTGACCCATAAGAACTCCACCAATTGAAGTTGCGTGAACTTGTAAGTGATTTATCGACTCCACATCAAGTTTTGTTTTTCTTTTTGAAAAATCTAACCCTAAGGTCCCAATAAACTTATTATCAATTGTTTTTATTGAAAATAAATACCCTGATTTACATCCTGTATCTTCTGCAATATATTTTAAACCGTGAGTTGCAACAGATTCGTCTTTATAATCGTGAATTTGAATTACCTCATTTTCTAGTAAATAATTGATAGACTTACTAAATAAATTAACAGGAATGTTTTGAAAATTTGATTGAATTGAATTTGTATTTTGAGAAACCGTCTCATAAATGACACTAAATTTTGCCATTGATTTACCTGTCGGGTAAAAGTGACCTCCATTATGAAATTGTGTTATCCAAACTCTGTCCGATTTAAATTCTTCTTTAATATGTTCAATTTTTGTTGTAATTAATTCACTAACTAGTAGTGTTTCTTTAACCATGTCAGGCATTTCTTTTTTTTTCTCTAATTTGTTCTTTGTATATAAAAGAATAATAGGACCTAATACGCCTGATATAAACGCAACAATAACTTCTGTGGACATAAATAATATATTTTTATAATAAATATTATGATAACCAAAAAAACACGATTTTAAGTCGTGTTTTATAGTTTTTTAAATTTATCGGTGGTTAAATCCTGTATAATACTTTCTTCGTATTCTTTTCTTCCATCACATTTATTTTTTTCTGTTGTACTCCAAAGGTTTTTTCCTCCGTTTTTTATATGACAGTTGTGGGGTTTATCCATTTTTTTGGAAAACTCCACAATCATGTCATTATGTTTATTCCTTATAACCCAAGGACATTCTTTACAAGCCATTATCTTACAACCGTATTTTAATCATATTCCAAAGTTAATTCTTTTTTTTCAAACCAAAAAGGTTTTTCTCTGTTTTTCCAAGCGGCTAAATTAGATTTAGCCCCCATGTAATAATTTCTGTAAGATTCTACAACAGAATCAACTTTAAACTCATCAGGCATCGCCTTAGCTGGGTCTGTAAATTCAATATCAGGGATGTTTGGTTTATTAATCAAACACCACTCAATTACATCTTGAGATTTATGTCGTTTACCGTATCGGTAAGTGTATTCTTTACTTAATTCCAAACCCAACTCACACAAATACAAATAATTTGATAATGACTCGCGACACCAAATAGAACATGGGTGGTTTTTATGTGATAACTTGTACGGTACTTGGTCGGTATCATGTATTGTATCATGTACGGTCATGTGATGAACACCACACAATAACTGAGCGGTTTCCAAAATCATTTTAACTACGTGTTTGTCAACATGATATTGAGCCGATAATATAGGATTCTCGTCTAAAAAAAATATATTCATTACACATTATTTTTAATTAAGGTACAAAGATACTATTTTTTTATTAAAAAACAAAACTACCAAGGGTTCTGTTTATAATGGGAGAACTTTTTTCTGCCATAAATCAAAAAAATCAGGGTTTTTTATAATAATAGACCAAGTTTCAATTTCAAACTTTCTATTTAAATCATTTTCTATTCTAGCTGATGAAGGTAGTTTAATCATGGTTGATAAATCAGAACTTGATAATCTAATATTTGGCGTTAAAAATATTTGTCTCCACATATAAAGGTCGCTCCAAATATTTTTTGGTGCAACCCTCCAACCAAATTTTAATTTTCGATATAAATCCATTGTATGGGAGGCACCAGTTAAACTAATTTTATTTTGTTTAGGTTTTAAATGATAATCAACCCATTTTTTTTCTTTTAAGTTAATCCTTAAAGCGTCTATACTTTTATCTGGATACACCAAAACAGGTAATGGGTGAGTAAAATCACTATCAACCAACATATTTTTCATTATTTCAACGTGTTTAGATAATAGAAGGTCATCATCCCCAAGATAAGTGACTATGTCTGATTTTGACTCAGAAATTACCCTATGTCTTGCAACTTCGTTTCTACTTAATCTTTTTGGTTCGTCTTCAAACCTAACCCTATTGTCAGTTTTAATTATATCACTAATAACGTCTCTTGTGTCATCAGTAACACCATCACCAATAATAACAATATCCAAATCATCAACAGTTTGATTTTGAGCACTTTCAACAGAATATTTAAGTGTTGTTGGGTGATTATGTGTTGGAATAATCACCATAACCGACGTTACCATCGAAAAGGAACTATTTCTATCGCCTCATCAGATTCATACGGTAAATCAAGAGCGTCAGGTTTATGATAATTATACATCGAAGTTGGCATGTTAACAATATACGCTTCATCAGTCCCAATATTCTTCCATCCGTGATATAAATTTGGTGGAATAACTAATAATACAGGATTTCTTTCCGAAACTTTAAATTCATTAATAACACCATATGTTGGAGAATCTATTCTTCCATCATAAACTACGATTGAAACAAGACCTTTAACAACAAATAATCTGTCTGTACTATTTTGATGTAACCCCCAAGCACGGATTCTACCTATTTGAGTTGTTGTTACATAAGTGTGAACAATAGGGTCAGTAATTTCATCCCAATCTGTTCTGGCAATCTCACATAATGTTCCATCCTCATGAGGAACAGGTCGAATAAATTTTACTTTAACACCATCAATAATGGTTTGACTTAAAATTTTACTTTTAGTCACCGCTGATTGTTTTTGAATTAATTTATCTAACCCAAATACATTTATTTTATTTTCCATATTATTTTTTTAAAAAAATAAACAATTTATGGTAAATATAAAGAAATAAATTATTTTAACACCTGTACTTGTTCCATAATGTCAGTAACTTCTTCTCGATTCAAGTACCCAATAACATCATTTGTTACAGGTGTATCATAAGTTAAGTCACCATCTTTACCAAGAACCGCAATCTCAAACAAACCATTTTTACCTCCATATGAATGTGTGTGACATACAACAGATACACCGTATCCATTTTCAAACACCATTCTACACTTAACACCAATTCTGTGCGAATCTTCTTTAATTTTTTCAAACTCTAAATCTTCAAATTTTTTCATAATAGTTATTTTTTTTAAATTATTATCGGCAACTTCTTAACAATCCTTTTTTGTATGCAATATAATCTTTTTCATCTTTATATGGCCAAGCAATTAAGTAAGTATTTCTTTCACTTTTTGGATAGGTGTATAAATTATTTTTTAATTTTTTTTTAATCTTTCGTGGCAATCTAAATTTTTTCATAATAGTTATTATTCATTATTTTGAAATTATTCATTATTTTAATTCATCAAAATTAAATTTCTTAATTTCTTTAGAATAAAGTAAGAAAATATTTTTTACAGATGATAATTTATTTTTTAAATTACCGTCTTTATCCGCATATAATTTACCTTTAATTTCAACCCAATAATCAAATTCTTCTAAATAAAAATCAGGATAGTATTTATGGTTTTTTAAATCAGTTCCAAGGTATTCAAAAAAATACTCACCATTATTTTTAATCCATTTAATATTTTCTTTATCACATAAAATAGCAAATTCTTTTTCAGAATTAGAATCCATTTTATATCCTTTATAATATGATGAATATTTTTTAGTTGAGTTTTCTCTAAACCCTCCAGAACACTTCAACCAACATTCGCTATGGTATTTATTGTTTCTTCGCCTGTAAGATATAATATTTTCACCACACTTTAAACATATTGTTATTGTCGGATTACTTTTTTTTAATTTGCCAATCTCAATGTTAGCCCTTTTAACTTTATCTGAGTTTTTTGCTGACAAAGATTTTTTTAACTTATCTTCATCACTCCATTCTCGACTATTTCTACAATGTAAAGAACAGTAAGATTTTAATCCTTTTTTCGGTTCAAATTCATTAGTACATTTTTTACATTTCATATATCATATAAATACATAGTCGAACCCTAAAACTACCACTTATCACATAATTATTTTACTAATATGTTTATTTTTGCGGTCCATCCCGGTTATGCTCCGAGGGCTTGTCCGTGACAGGGACAAATGTTACTATTACACCAATAGACCAAGTTTATCAGTCTTTCCTGAACGTCACCTCTAACCCACAGGTATGAACCCGTATCGTAGTAAAGCTTGGTTGGCCATAGTAGTCCCACCGGGAATCGAACCCGACTTTCCAGGATGAAAACCTGACGACCTAACCGATAGTCGATGGGACCAAAAATCAGGGTAGACACGGGCCTAGCTAGCCATCTTTCAGGAAAGGCCCTTACGAATATTCTACCCTTTTGTTGTTGCGGGAACAGGGCTCGAACCTGTAATCTCGGCTTATGAGACCGAGCGGATGACCAATTTCCACATCCCGCGATATGTAGTTAATATTGGACTCGAACCAATGACCTATTCCGTATCAGGGAATTGCTCTAACCAACTGAGCTAATTAACTATATTTTTTTTGGGTAACTAATGGGAATTGAACCCATGGCACAAGGTACCACAAACCTTTGCTCTACCAACTGAGCTATAGTCACCATTTATTTGTAGTTAAGTAGCTGACACACACTCTCGTTTCACCATCTTATGTCAACAGGTTAATGCACTTTACGAGTTTCCCGTTTCTTACCACCACAATATTTTAATTTCAATGAACTTCTTCTTTCTTCACGGGAGTAGGACACCAACCTCTTACTTCCTACCCCGTTGTTTCTCTTACAAATCTATGAATTTTATTTCAATCTGCCAAATAAACTTTAATATTTTCTTTATTTAATGTCCATTTTCTGAATTTATTGGACATACCGTTTAAGTAATCTGTATCCAAAGAATCTTTTATAAAATCAATTAGAACTTCTTTTTGAATATTTTTGTCTGTAATTTTGAGTTCTTTCATTCTATTAAGAACACCATCAGGTATGTTAATTGTTATTTCCATATCACAAAGATATGTAATCACTTTTGATTTGCCAAACAATTTGTAAAATATTTTTTATTTTTTTTGTACCTCCAACAGGACTCGAACCTGTAAAATTCATTTTCTAAGAATGACTCGTATACCAATTCCGACATAGAGGCGTTTTATTGAGGTCCCGATTGGATTTGAACCAACGTAAACGGTTTTGCAGACCGCCTCCTAACCACTCGGACACAGGACCATTTTTAATTGTTTGCACTCCAGGAAGGTCTCGAACCTCCGACACCCAGATTTGGAATCTGGTGCTCTACCAACTGAGCTACTGAAGCGTATTGGGTGAATGGTGGGTATAAAAAAACCCTAACTGTTTTGAGTTAGGGTCTTATATTTCTTTTATATATTTAAGTTAATCTTTATCAACTCATAAACGAAAATGCCCTAATATGCGACTTAAGCGTACGATACACGTTAAACGACCACTGAATGCTCGGGTTACAAATGTTCATATGTCTATTAGTTGTTTTCATTTTGTTATAAATATATCGTTGTTTCTAAAAATTTAATTCTTTTACAAATATATGTAGTTTTTTTTAATTAACAAGTGTTTTTATTATTTAACTTCAAACGCATAAAACAATATACGTTTTTTCTTGGTTGAATCTTCATAGTTACCAATCACAACACCATCTTTAATTGTGAAAGCGTGACGACTAACTAACATAAAAAATGTCCCAACAGGGTTTTGTTTTGTAAAAGTACCAACAGTCATTTTACGGTTAACCTTTTCACCCTTTACGTTAACGGTATATTCTAATGTGCGTCTATTGTAATTGTTTAATTTACCAACACATTTAACTTTTTTGTAATTTATTTGAGTTCTATTCTCCGCAAGTTTGGTCATTTTATTTACAGTACCATAAGTTCCTTGACGGTTATTACGACCAAAGTTATCTCTAACGTATCCGTGAGCATAATTGTAAGACACATCAAAACAAGATGCGAATGCTCTTACAACACAATCATTTTTTTCATTTTTCGCAATTTGGGATTCTTCATAACCTTTAATCGCTTTTTCTGTATTACAATATGGTAGTGAGTCTTTCATATTGTAAAGATACAAAAAATTTTGTAATCGGAGTCTACTTTTGCAAAAAATATTAAACTAATAAATTAAAATTTTTATCTTTTAACCCAAAACCATGTGTCCTACCATTAGACCAAAAGACTGTTTTACTATTTTTTTGATATTTATAGTCTGGCATAAACCTTTAATCAACATTAAAAATGACTAAAGAACAAATCCAAGGTATCGTTAGACACGCACTTACTTTTGTAGGTGGTATCCTGATTATGAAAGGTCTTGCAACTGATTCATCAGTACAAGAACTTATCGGAGCAACGGTTACACTTGTAGGTGGTGTGTGGTCAATTATTTCTAAAAAGAAATAGTTGATAAATACCAAATCAAAGAAAAAAGGGGGAATTATCCCCCTTTTTTTGTTTATTGATGTAAAAAAATTATCACTAATTAATTTTTAATTTACACTCATTACAGAACTCTTTAGTGTCTAAACCGTGAGATTTCATGATACAAGATTGGTTATTACAGTGAGATAACCCAAAGTTATGTCCTAATTCGTGTACCGCAGTATGAACTAAACTAGTATTATTATAGTGATTGTTGTTTCTCATTTCTTTAGTACTGATAACAGAACCGTCACAATTAATTCTTGCGTGTCCACTAATCAAATCATTAGAATTTTCATTACATAATGGTTCGTCAGTAACATACATATTCATATTTGATTTACCAACAGATAATGTTAATACTTTGTACGCTAATAATACGTTAGTGTTATTGTCATAGTAAAAATCATCTGACTCAACACTTTCAGAGATGACACAACGGATACCGTAGAAGTTTTCAACGCCTTCTTTGATTGTATAAAGGTCACTTTGAGTATATTTACCAAAACCGTGGATGTTAATTACTCGGTCAGAACTAACTTCAGTTGAAGATGGTTGTTCTGAATCAGTAATTTTAACCTCTTCTTCTTTTGAATAGTTCTTGTCATAACCGTAAACTTTGTCAAGTCTTTTTGCCTCAGACTCCAAAGAACCCATTACTTTGTCATAACTATAGTCGTATTTTTCCAAATACTCATTGGTTCCTCCGATAACAAAAACCATCAAACCAATATAAACGATGTCTTTAAGTGCTGAATATTTCATACCACAAATGTACTATTTTTTTTTTAATCTACAAAAAAATTATTCATTTTTTAAATCGTCAATCATCATTTTTTTTAAAATTGATGGATTATTTTTCCACTCTTTCCAAGTTTCAAAATCTTTCAATCTTTCTAAGGTTTGTTCGGGTATAAGTAAAAACCCTTCAGGTGTTATACCATCATATTTATGAAAATGTGAATTTTCTATTTTTTCCGTAATCATTTGACAAAATAGTTCGCTATTAACAAACTCGTTGTGTTCTTGTTCTAAGATATTGTCATGTCTTCCCATATAATAAATTTTAGTGACCTCGACTGGATTCGAACCAGTAACCTACACATTAGAAGTGTGTTGCTCTATCCAATTGAGCTACGAAGCCGTAAGTTAAATCTTTTTAATTTATAGTATAAAGATAATATAAATTACAAAATAGTCAAAAAGGGATTACATTCTTTTTTTACCTCCAAAAATATTTGGCGTCTTATTTACCTTATTAAATGTTTTTGTTAAGGACTTTCTTGCTTCGTCGGCAATGGAACCTTTTTTAATCTCAATTAATTTGTTCCTGTCTAACGGAATATTCTCCCTAATAGGTTTAATATGATTTTTGGGGTTATACACGTTTTTGTTAAGAATAATTTGATTAATTAAGTCATAGTTAAATGAAGACACCTTTGGGTTGAGTGGTTTATCAGTTAATAAATCATTAATTAACTCTTTTGATGTCGGGACGTTTTCAACATTAATTTTTATCTCATCGTAACCTTTCTCGATAATTAATTTTTTATAAACTGGTAATTGGTATATATGTTTTGCGGTAAGACCTTGTAATTTAGAATCCCCAAAAGAACTATTTTTAGAATAGGATTGATGGTCGTGCCATGTGTAAAGATAGGTTACCTCATCTAAGAAATAATAATGTTCATTACCTGACATTTCTAACATAGGTATCCCAATACCTAAATCTACCGCCGCTTTAAAATATTGCCCATTGTATCTTAAATGAGTATCTTTTATCATTCTGAATAAAAATGCTCGATAAGTTCTCATGTGAGAAAAGTTCCAACTAGTACGTCTAGGGTTATCCGCATTTGCTCTACCATACTTCATGGTACCACCCTTTTTATCCCTCCATTTAGAACCACAAATCCAAATATTAGGGTCAGTGTAAATTTTATTAATTAAACCTAATACAAAATTATCAATTAATTGGTCATCCCCATCCAATTCAATAATAACATCGTCCCAATCAATATTTTTGTTATTACGAATAACATCTATAAAATTTTTGGTTTTATATTTTTTTTCTGTGTTTTTTATAAGAATAAAACGTTCATCATTACCAATTTCTTTTTTGGCAACATCATATGATTTGTCGGTCGACATATCATCAATCATATATGACACAAAATTTGTGTAATATTGGTTTTTTAAAGATTTAATACAATCCGAAACAAATTTTTCGGAATTCCAAAACGTTGATACTATTACTAATTTCATAAAAATTGGTCTTCTATATTTATAAATATGAGTGATTGTTTATTTTACTTGTTGTAATATAAGATAATATGTTAGAAAATACATTTGTACCACCAAAACCAAGGATTTTTCATTCTATACCATGGAACTCGGATAAAAATATTGGCAAGTCTTATAACGAAACTATGTCGTTAGTAAGAACCAATGATTGGGTTTGTTTTATTGATGGTGACGCAGTACACACCACTCATTTTTTTGGTAAATATATTGAGTCGGTTATTGAAAAAAATCCATCGTATTCTATTTTTACTTGTGTAACAAACAGGATTGGATGTCCTCACCAAATTGCTCCAGGTGTTGACCAAAAAAATAATGACCAAACATACCATAGAGAATTTGGTAAAAAAATGTGGGAAACATATAATACCGAAGTTACAGATATTACAAACAAACAATTGTTTAGTGGTGTTATTATTTTAATTAAAAAATCTGTTTGGGAATTTCTTGGAGGGTTTAAAGAAGATAAAATGTTGTCCATAGATAATGATATACACAAGAAAGCAATTCACTCAAAATTAAAAGTTGGATTAATGAAGGGAATCTACGTACAACATTGGTATCGTGGAGGAATTCAAAGTAATCAATCACACTTATTGTAATATGAAAGTAATAATTTACAGTGTTAATATTGGAGGTTATGATATGTTTATTAACCCTAAAAACTATGACCCAAATGTTCGGTATATACTATTTACGGATAATAAATATTTTAAATCCAAAATATGGGAAGTTAACCATATTGATTTTATTGATAGTTCTTTTGATTCAAGACTTAAAGCAAGATATATTAAAACAAACCCACACAAAGTATTACCTAAACATGACATTAGTATATGGATTGACCATTGTTTTGATTATAGGTTTTCCAATGTTGAAAGTATGATTAATGAGATAGGTTTTAAAGATAAAAATATTATGTTATACCAACATGATGAAAGAAATTGTATCTATAGGGAAGCCAATAAAGTTTCTCAACTAAGTTTAGAACTCCCTAAGGTTGTTGATGTTCAAATGTTAAAATATAGGAATGAAGGATATCCCGAAAATTTTGGGTTATTTCAATCAGGGTTTATGTTTAGAAAGAATAATAAGATAGTTAACGACTTTAATGATGTTTGGTGGAATGAGATTAAAACCCATAGTGGTAGGGACCAGTTATCTCAAGTTTACGCTTCATGGAAAGTTGGATTATCAATTTCGCCAATATTAAGATTAGGTAACGTTTATTCTAACAAATTTTTAAATCCAAAAGTTAAACATACCAAAAAGTGGTCTCCTAAGTAAACCACACACCCACGCCATAGTCAATGGATTGGGTTTTATACTAACTTTTATAAAAACAAAAAGGTGTCTCACGACACCTCTTTGTTAGATTTGGAACATCCCCCCTTTCTTTTAGATGGTTTATCCCTTTCGGAATTTATTCCGAAGGTTAGTTAAAGACTAATTAACTTAGTGCTTTATCTTTTATAGCGTCTGACGCTAAATTCATTTTTTCTTTAATTCCCCCTAATAAAGGACAAACCAAATCACCAATTGCGTTTTCAATTGCCGAACCAAATTTTGTATCTTCTAACGTTTCAACAATCGCATTTCTTAATATGTCATATAATGGTCCCCCCATTGCTTTCTCGTATTGTACTTTTCTTAATGCTCCTTCAGCAACTGACTTAGATAAAACATCACTTATATAATCACAACTAAATACTTTACCTGTCATATAATCTCCAATTGGAATGTTACCAACTGCTGTAATGAGTATGTTTGCTGCCCATCCATTAGGGTCCATTGGTGTTAATTTAGTAACAATAAATGTTGCAAATCTTTCTTTAATATAATTAAACACACCTTCACCTGCATTTCCAAATAAACCTTTAATAACGTCTAAAAATTCTTCATTAATTAATTTATTGTTAAATCCTTGAGAATTTAAATAAAATGTTTCTGAAATTAATTCATCTGTTAATTTTTTTTTCTGAGTTCTATTTTTAGGTTTACCACTTTCTTTAATAATAGAATATCTTGTTGTTATAATATTTTGTTCACCTAATAATGCTTTTTTTTTTGAGTTAGATAGACTAACTAAATTTTCTCTAATTATATTTTTTAATTTATTTTCTTTAGATTCGTTTTGAGCTTTTTGTTGGATAGAACTTTTTACTTCAAAAGTTAATCCGTTTACAGGTTTTGCGTTCCAAATATTATTCATTTTATCTGTCATATTACCACCAAAAGATGTTTTGTGATTAGCAATACATGTTGCAACAGTTGGTTTGAAAACGTTAATCTCTTGTTGAGACATATTCAAACCACCCTTAGACATAATATCATAATAATTGTTGATAGTTTTTCTACAACTATTTTTACTATAGTCTGTCTTAGCTTTTTGAACTTGAGCTTTCATATTAGTTAAAACCTCAGATGGTGACATATCACTGTATAATTTATACATGTAAAATGGTGATTTAAATTCTCCAGCGTATTTAGGTTGTTTTGTTGCCGTATCAATTGGTGATGTTTGCAAGTTAATTTCGATTCCCGCTTGTTCTGCTGGTAATCTACCTTTTGTCCACTTATTTGTTTCCATGGCGTTAATAATCTCATTAGCTCTATTGCCTTGATATTGAACTGTCCCTTGTTGTAAAACCCATACAAAAATATCACCTTGTCTTGCCGCCAAGTCAGGTGTTAAGTCTAAACTTCTGTCTTTAACTTGTGGTACGTCCTGTAGTTTCATTAACTTGTATTTACCACTCATAGTGTCAGCACCTGTTACGTCTTGATAAGGTACTATTTCAGAGTTAGTTGCCGCTTTTAACGCCTCAACCGCTAATTTAATTGTTGGACTTAAAGTTGCCGCCATAATATTAGTCAACAAACTACATGGCCATTGACCTGAGTTTCCTTGTGTTGTCGTATTACCTGTTAACTTAGTCCCACCAAGACCTGTATTGATATCAATATTGTTTTTATAGAAATAAAACATTCCAGGGTTTGGAACTGATTCTTTATAAGCGTAAACACCAGCATTTGTGCCCTCTAAAGTTACTTGTTTAGCAAACATTTTCCCCGACTTTTTATCTGTAAAACATCCTGCAGCACACGCGGTAAATAGATTTTTATCAGTGAAAGTATCGAAACATACCCTCTCAACTTGTTCTGTTATTAAATTTTTCATTATAATGTGTTTTTTTTATTTTTATAAATCGTTAGCCGCTGAACCCGCATCTGGTACAGGTATAGGTATTTTATTGTCACTATTACTAGACCCACAATTCTTAAGAATTTTATCGTAAACTTCCTGAGTAACCGTAGTACTATATCCTTTATCTTTTAATCTTTGTTCTGTTTTAGCTCCAAATTTACCATCAACAGTAACACCAATACATTTTTGGAATTCACTTACTTTACTACCAGTACAACCTTTAGTTAAAGGGAAACTATCACAGACTTTATAACTATCGCTATTACCGCCACCGTTACCGCCGCCACCGTTACCGCCGCCACCGTTACCTCCGTCATTGTCATCATCATCATCATCATCATCATTCATACCTTCACATGATATAGAGTAGTCAGTTCCTTCAATAGTAATAACTATACTACCATCTTGTTCACTCCATGTTCCACTATATTTACCGTTACCTGTTGTGAAGTCTTTATCATCAAAAAATCTACCACCACCATTTTGGTCAATAGTAGAATTTCCTGTGTCAGTAATTAAAACGTAGTCTAAACCGTCACTAACCATTTTTTCAAAATCTTCTTTAGGAATGTTTTTACCAATACACTCAGGGAACGGAGCAGAACCTTCGTCTGTCCACCATTTCCACACTAAGTATAAACCACCCGCAATTAATAAATATTTGAATATTTTTCCTCTTGCCAGTCCAGCTATTCTATTTTTAATATTTTGCCAAACAGTAACTTTACTTGGGTCTGGTTTGTAATCAGTAGATTTAACAGTTGCTTTCTTACGTTTTGTAGTAGTACCACTTTTTTTATTACCAGTTTTATTACCAGTTTTATTACCAGTTTTATTACCAGTAGTACGAGGTTTAGGTGTTGTAACAACTTTAACTCGTTTATTTACGAATTTCGCGGCGATTTCATCGGCAATTGCTGGGTCGTATCCTTTTTTAACTAAAGTCTTACTAAGTTCTTTCTCACCCATCTTAACGTATCTAACATCTTTAACCGCTAAGTCGGCCGCTCGGTTAGTTAATTGTGTTCTTAAACTACCTGTAGTTTTCCCTGTTTTCATTAACCCTTTGGCTAAATCGGATAATTGGGATTTGGTTAATGTATTTTTAATTAATGCGGTCATAACCTCATCACCACTCTTCAGTCCTGTTTTTCCGTAGATTGCGATATCATCAAATAAATTAACACCTGCAATATATTTGGCATTCCGAACTGTTTTTAATGCTAATGCTGCGGTTTCATCGGCAACACCTAAAATTGCTTTAAGAAGTGCACTTCTACCTTGTTCTACAAGTAACACACTCTCAACTAATGAAATATTTTCACTTAAAGTGATTTTACTGTTATAATTCATTAACAATTTGTTTCTGTTAATTTCTTCTAAAATTATATCTTTCATATTTTTATTTTTTTTATAAATCTGTTATAAGCTCATCAACTCCTCCTGAGGCTTCAATGTTTTTACCCATTTGTTGTTGTAATTCTAATTCCGCTTGTTTTATTTGTTCAGGTGTAACTTCACCACTTTCTATTTTTTCAGTACATGTCGCGCCATTTAATCCTAACGCCGCACAAATTGCCGTTGTGACTAAAAATGCTTTACCCGCCGATTTAACAATAACACCTGTTGCGGGAATTGCTTTACCTAAATCAGGTCTATAGATTTTGTTTAAACCACTTTTAACTTTTTGACTTATACTACCAGGTTTAGTTTTAGATACAGTCTTTTTGACAATTTTACCTCCACTACCTGCAACCATATCGTCAGTAAATTTCTTTAATTGAGCAGTTGCTCTGGACCCCCAATTTTTTAATGAGGTCATTCCTAATTTTTCTCCAATCCAAGTCGCTGCTTTTGTTATATATCCACCTAATTTAGCAATCCCTCCTTTAATGGCGGTAAAAACTTTAAATAATACACCTCCTTTAGAAATGGCCGCTTTACCAAATTGTGCAAAAGTTTTAATACCTCCCATAGATACTTTAATAATTTTACCTAACGCTGGTAATAATAAGGAAACTGCGTCAACGATAATATCAAAAACATTCCATTGATATTCGCCTGATTCATATTTACCACTCATCATTTTATATAAATCCCAAAGAAGTAATGCACCAAAAATAATAACTGTTGGTATTTGACCGATTGCCGGAATTATAGATAACCCTGTTAATACGGCAATACCACCTGCTGACATAACAGCTCCTCTAATACCTTCCATTAAACACTCAGCAAAATTATTTGTCAAACATTTATATGCGGATTTAACGGCATTTTTAACGGTGTCCCAAAGAGCAGCGCCCTTTTCTTTAGCGTAATTCCAAATACCTTTTTGTTGTATTTGTTGTATTTGTTCTCCACCCCATTTTTTAAATTGTTGTACTTTTTCTTTACCGTAATTATAAACATTTTCGGCACCTTTGGCTATACCACTTCCAATTTCTTTAGCATTATCCACCGACCAAAAGTCACTATTAAATGGATTTATTGTCCATTCTAATAAAACTTTAAATGATTCCCAAGACTCGTTAATTCTTGATTCAATAATAAGATTATCCACAGATTCATTAATTAATAATAAATCACCGCCAAAAATAGTTTCCCATTCTTTAATTAAAGATATTGAATTTTCGGGTTGGAATATCTCAATAATATTATTTAGGAATCTTCTTGGAGCTGCGGCATATTCTACAAGGTCTAATTTACCCGTTTTAAATTTAAATTCAGTATTCTCTTTCATTATATCTATAGCAACATTTAAGTTGTTATGGTTATAAGAAACATAATTCTTACCGTTTAAATCGTTTAATTGTTCCGAGATTCTTGAAACCCCTCTGTTAGTAAAAACATATTGTAAGTTGTGGGAAATCCCTTCAAATATTAATTTTTCCATTTTTTATTTTTATATAAATATATTAATAATGATAAATACTTTGTTTTATAATAAACATTTACCTTTAAATATTATTTTAATTGGTTAGCGGGTCCTCGTGTTAAACCTGATTCCCACTTTTCTCCAGACCGACCTAACTTATTAGCTTTACCTCGAGTAAGTTTTGACCCAACAATATCAGACCATGTGGAAGGTGAATTACCTCCACCTGAAGATGGTGTTGAAGCCGTTGGTGCTGCATCCTGTTCTCCTATTTCATTCTTAGAACTATTATCTGTAAATTTTTTCATTAAAGAAATTATATAATCAACGTCTGTTCTCATACTTTTTTAAAACCAATTTTTAGGATTCCATTTTGATTTACTCGATTCTTTAGCCGCGTTATCAAGTGCGTCTTGTGCCGCTCTCGCTTGTCTGTTAAGTTCTTCTTGTGCCGCTCTCGATTGTCTGTCAAGTTCGTCTTGTGCCGCTCTCGCCTGTCTGTCAAGTTCTTCCTGTGCAATTCTAGCCAATCTATTACTTTCTTCTTGAGCCGCTCTCGCTTGTCTATCAAATTCTTCCTGTGCCTCTCTTGCTTTTCTTTCAGTTTCTTCTTGAGCAATTGCTGCAAGTCGTTCAGTTTCTTTTCGTGTTAATTCCGCCAATTCTTGAGCTTCTGCCGCCGCACGTTCTGATTGTTCAGCCGCTAATCTAGCGTCTTCAGCAATTTGATTCGTATCAACACTTACACTTAAATCAACATCAACACCAAGTAAAACGGCTACTTCACCACTAACTCCGACAGTTGCAACTCCATCTACATAAGTAGCTTCACCACCACCACCAACACCAACTTGTTCTCCAACCGATACACCGGCACCTGCAGTTACTGAACCTTCTCTTAAATCTAAAGTTCCTTCACCATCTACGCCAACTGAACTTCCTGCTGATAGTTCTCCGTTCGCAACTACTCCTTCATCACCAGCTCTTACTTCTAAACTTGCTTCATTTCCTGTTTTAACATAAGCGTCCACAGTACCACTAACACCAAATCCTTCCGCGTTAGCTTGTCCTTCTACTGTTACATGAACTTCAGTTGTATCTGAATAACTGGCCTCTACATAAACATTATTACCATCTAATCCGCCATCTACGGACGCTTCTGTTCCAGTTTTAACTGATGACTCAATACCAATTGATGCGTTTTCATCTCCCGTTGATACACCTGCAGACGCGGTAGTTGTGTTATCAAATGATGCTCCACCTGAATTTCCATCTGAATGTGTTTCAGCCGATTGATTGTTTTCTAAATTTGTGTTTGTTTCCATAATTTTATCTATATCTAATTTATTTATTGGTTTTGGAATAGTCGGTTTTGGTATAGACTTACCAAACGGGTTTTTATTTTTCTTTGACATTTTTCTTTTTTATTGGTTTTTTAATTGTTTTTTTCTTTTTTACAGGAGTAATAACTATTGGTTTATCAAATCTGATTAAAATTACAAACCCTAATAGTAATAGAACCAAAAAGTATATATAAATATTTAATTCTAATACCGCAAGTTGTAATTTATTATTGGATTTCTCATAAGTCACATTTCTTAAATTTTCTATACTAGCAATAATTCTAGTTTTATACGACAAATATTGTTCAGTAAAAAATGCCGTGTCATTCATTGCTTTAAATGCCGGAGCTTCTATTACCGTCGCTAATTCATTACTCAAACTTAAACCTTCATTGTAATATACCATACCTTCAGGTATAATATCAAATTTTATTTGTTTTCTTCTTTCTAAATGGGAATTAAACTCATTAATGAATTTTTCTTTACCAGTGGCCGTATATGCTATCGCCAAATAGGTTAAACTATCCGTGGATGTTCTTAAATAATATGAGGTTCGTTTACCTAAATCTAACTCTACATGAGCGTCTTCAATATCTTTTATTGCGGACATTGATAATAAGGCCGCTATAGCAACTGGTATTGATACGAGCCAAATTTTACTTTTTATTTTTTCTAAAATCATTTAACAGGTTTTTTAATAACTTTCTTTTTAATTGGTTTTTTTTTAACAGGTGTTTTCTCTTCAGGTTGAGGAGCAACTTGGTTTAAAAATTTATTACTTAATATCTCTACTAATTTTAAGCCTAAAAATCCAACAATAAAGGCTAAACCATTTTGTAATTTAGCTTCATTTAAATTTAACAATTCTACCATTATTGGGGTAAGATAATTAGCTGCCGCCATACCACCAAAAATAGATAATATGGTAGATTTAACACTTGTTTGAGCGTTTTTGGAGGCCATTAATATAGCTCCAAATAACCCACTAATTAAAAAACTTATAGTTATTCCAATATCTATCATATCTTTATATTACCACCTTTTAATGGTATATGTGATTGAGATTCCAAATCTTAAATCAGGTTGGTTTCCATTTATGTAATAGTTGGCTCCTGCCCAAGTTCCAAAAGACCACTTTTTAATATTGTAGTTAAGATTCAAAGATGACCAACCATTAGATTGGTATGTGGCTCCCTTTGGTTTAATATTTGATACATTAACATATCCAACACTTGTGCTTAAAACCCAAGGTTTTATTGGTTTAGGTATGCATTGACCATAAACTGTATAACTAAATAGAGTTAATATAATACACGTTATTATTTTTTTAATCATAGTTTTATTTTTTTGAGTCTTGTGTTACATATTTAATACCCATAATTGTTCTTTTAGTTTAGATAAGAATGTGTCATCGAATCCTGAAATTGGGGTTATGTTTTCCGGCATAATGTTTATTTTAATTATAAATACTTCTAAAACAAAAAACCCCCAAGTAAGGAGGTTGTTATTTTAAAAAAATTCTGCAGTAGGTAATTTATTTGGGTAGATTAAGTAGTATTCATTTAAAAACGACATAATTTCGTCTTCATCTAATGGGTCTCCAAAATCATCATTAAATAAACCCTCAAATCCATCATCATCCTCATCTTCTTCAAATAAATCCCTTAAAGGACTTATTTTAAAGTCTTCAAAGTTATACCCGAATGATTGGGTCTCACTTATTTGTATTTGGTCTGTTCTAATCTCGTCTTCACTGTCTATCGTTAACCTAAAAGTAATTTCTAAAGTTTCTGATGATTCATTTATAAAAAACGAAACCAATTCTTTAATTTCCATGTTCAAATGTTTAATTTAGTTTATAACAAAGAAATATCTTATTTTTTATAAAAAGACAAAATTAGTTATATTTTTTTAGTCTATTAAACATATCTAATGATTCATGAATTTTAAATGATATGTCACCTTTTTCTTCATCATCAAAGTTTCCACCGAATAAACGGTCTTCAAAATCATCCTCATTATCACTATTATCTTCAAAATCACTATAAACATCTTCAAGTTCAAAATCATCTTCAGGACTAACTAAAAATTCAGTTTCCTCTTCATCATCAATATCAAAGGTGCCTTGAGACAAATCATCTTCTCCGTCTCCAATCATATCTAATTGTTCACCAACACTTACCATGTATCCTTCTTCCTCTTCTTCACTTTCAAAGGTGTCTTCACCTTCGTAAGCAGAACCTGGAGATATATGAGATTGTTCATTAATACCCATATTTTTGTAAGTACTAACAACACCTTTATTATTAACGGTTATACCTTGTTTATCGTTAGCAAAGTCTTGAACATATAACGGTTGTGTATTTGGTTGAGAGTAGTTTGTAACATAACCATCATAAACTTCTTTATGTTGGTCAAGAATGTTAGTTTTCTCTTCATTTGTCATTTTAAAAAAATATGCGTTCATAGTTATTGTTTTTCTTATAAATATATTGTTTAATGTGAATATTTTTAGTATCATTATAATATGACAATAGATATAGACGAATATGCTGAAGGGGCCATACTTTTAGATGGTTTAGATAGCGCAATAATTGGAATTGTTGAGGAATTTGGTAACGGTAGAAGAATTCTATATTCAAAACAAATAATATTAGATATACTCCAAGAGAGAGACGGAATGACCATGGGTGAAGCTGAGGAGTTCTACGATTTTAATATTATCGGATTACACGCGGGAGACCAAAATGCCGTTTTTTTAGACTTATTTGTTAATCCTGTTGTTAAAGATGGTGTTTGGGAATATGAGTTAAAATAACATCATATAATTCTGAAGTACTTTAAACGCGTATCTTTTTATATTTCGGTTAACATTTTCTAAACTATCTTCTTTACCTTCATTTTCAAGAACGTTCATAACACCTATTATCATTTCAGATTTTGCTTGGTCCGCCATTTCCAACACTTTTTCAAAGGCGTCTTCGTTATGTATGTCTTTGTATTTGAATTCATGTTCAATTCTTTCTCGACCTAACCATAGGTAATCAGCTGCGTCAAACATATTAACAATACTAGATTCTCTAACCGCTAATAGATACTTTTGTAAGAATTTCATATTAAAGTTCTTAAATACATCAATATTTTTTAATAAATTAAGATTTTTTTCATATTCACCCTCAACAACTTTTTTTTTAATGGTTCTTTTAGCAATCATACTTTCTTCAGTATCCCAAATGTCAACACTACTAATCAATGCTAAAGAACTACCATTATCCCAGTTAACATTATATTGGTCATCACCAAATACTTTAGAATGAGATTTAACAGTACCAGCAGTTCCAATAGGTACCGCAGAAAATTCGTCCTCCATATGTAGGACAACTACTCTATCACCAGGTTTTAATTCAGGATTAATCATAAATTTTACAACTCAATTTAATAATAAATATAATTAAAGTATTTATTGTTCAATGGGAGCAACTTTATTAATAAACGAAAATCAAAAAAGAATTATATTACGAGAATCCGTTAATAACGAATTTGGTGATATGGTAAAACAAAATTATAAATTTGTTAAAGACGTTTTAAAAATGTCGTCACAACAAATGGGTATGAATTTTGAATTCTTATTTACATGGGGAGCAAGTATTGGAGGTTTTGTTGGTCCTTTAAATGAGTTTATTGCGGGTAAATACCCAAATGTTTCTGATGTGGAAATGAGTTTAATATTAACAGGAATTATTGCAACGTTCTATATGAACAATAAAGAGATGATTCAAAAAATATTAGAGAAAATTAAATCTGAGGGATTATCCAAAGAATTTAAAACAGGTTTAAATAAGGCCAATCAATTAAAAAGTACTTTTGTTGATTTTATGCAAGGTTTAAACCTCACATTACACTCAGTCACTAATATAATGAGTTACACATTCATTATCCCATTAATACCTATGGTTTATAGTGCCGTTACTTCAGGGACATTTAAATCTGGTGATGTTAAAGAAATTGCCATTAGATTATCTTCTTTTGGTGTCTTAACAGTCTCGGGTATTATTATTAAAGAATTATTTTCTAAATTAATTAGAGTTTTTAAAGAAAAAAATTAAAGATAGTTATCTTTTAAAATTTAAAATCTTATCTATTACTATTTTTTCTTCATCATCGGTTAAACCGTGAATATCTTTGTGGGTTCTAAACCAATCATTAACTACAGAACTAAATGGCACTTTCCTTAGTTTGGCGAGTCTTTTAAATCCTGCGTATTGCGCCGGTATTTCATGTTCTTGAGTATAATAAACTAATGAGTCTTTAGTGTCAGCATCACTCCTATCCTCAAATTCTCCCCTATAATTCTGATGACCGTGTTCTAATTCATGAGCCAACACCTCATTTAACTCACCAATCAAATTGTAAACATATTCTTTAAATCTATTAGGATTAAATATTATAATAATCTCAACTACATCTTCCTCAGAAGAGTAATATCCATTCATCTGATAATCTTTAATATTACCGCTAGTTTTTAATGTTAATTCTACATCAAAAGAAAATGGTAAATTAGTAAATTCGTATGATTCATCTTCTTTAGGTAAATAAAATAAACCCTTTTTACCTTCTTTAACTTTATATATGATATCTCTAACTACTGTTTTTAAAGCAACTCTACTCATTCTACCTTCATTCACTGTTTTTAAAGCAACTCTACTCATTCTACCTTCATTCATTGTTAATGGTTTTTTTCTCAAATCTAATTTAATATCCCAAATAGTAATTAGACTATCTTCATTATCAAATAATTTAATAACCGAAGAAATATAAGATTCTAAACTAGAATAAAAATGATATAAATTATTTTTAAAAAATTGATATTGATTACCCCCAAGATAATTATTGTCTGAAAGAATTAATCTAGATAATCTATCATTTAATCCAATAATAGTAACCCCAACTTTTAAATAGTCGTAGTATTCACCAACACTAATCATTTCTTTGTACCCTAAAAACTCAATCTTAAAGTCAATATTTACATTTGTGTCGATACCATTAATTAATATTCCATTATAATTAAATACCCTATTGGAAATTGTCTTATTTATTTTTTCTATTTGTTGTGGGTTTAACATATGATATAAATACTTTTCTTTACGTTTAACGTTTTTTTTCTTATAATTTACTTAAATAAACGGAATAATATGTGTGATTATCAAAAAATTATTAAGTGGATTGAGGAACAACAAACCCAATTTCCCGAAGAAAATTTAGAGGATTCACAGGTTTATGCTTACACAACCTTAGAAATGGTTAAAAGACAAATAGAAATTTTTGCAAATGAAAAAAACAAAAGTATTTAATTTTGTAAATCGTAACTAAGTACCTGAAGACAAATTAAAAAACCCTTTTTGAAATCAAATTATAATATGAAAAAATTTTTAATATTTTTAACTTTAGTTGTTAGAATCTATATTGCAACTAAAATACTTATTTTATTATACCTAACTTATTTAAATCCTGACCCACATACGATATCAGAACTAACTTGGTGGATTTACTTTTTAGTTTTTGATATTTGGTTACAACTTATCCTACCGAAACCAACGGAGGATGATAAATCGGAGGAGTAATTACTTAGGGTTTAAAACTGAAAGGGCTTCAGGGTAATATTGGTTTAATATTTTTTTATTTTTATCTTCATAAGGTATATTTTGGAGTACATACCTGATTGAATTTAATCCTGAGATTTTTTTATCGTTTGAATCAATAACAACCCAAGGATTATTAACTGTTGATGTTTTATCAAATAATTTTTCTTTAAATTCTGTAAATCTATCCCAAAGGTCTTGCATTTTTTCATCATTAGGGGAATACTTCCAATACTTAAGTTGAGATTTTTGTCTCATGTCAAATCTATTTTGTTGAGTTTCTTTTTCTATCGAGAACCACAATTTAAATAAAAAATTACTATCTTTAACTAAATCTTCTTCAAACCCCTCAACATTGTCCATAAAATTTTCATATTCTTCAGGATTACCATAACCCATAACTGGTTCAATAAGACCTCTGTTATACCAACTTCTATCAAATAAATTTATTTTACCTTTTTGAATTTGACTTCTGTACCTGTCCCACCAATTTTTTCTTTCTTCAGGTGTTGGTATTCCAAGGGCAATTATATTATAATTTCTTGGGTTCATGTTTTCGGTAAATTTTTTAATAGTTGACCCTTTACCCGCAGAATCTCTACCCTCAAAAACAATGATTACCGTTTTTCCAGTTTTATTTAGCCACTCTTGAAGTTTTAATAACTCAATTTGTAAATAATATAACTCTTCTTTATACACTTTTTTAGGTACAACTGATGGTTCTTGTGGTTCAAATGAAAATTCGTCGTTAGTTTCAGGTTTACCTATGTTAATATGAGAATGTCTTTTTTCTAAAGATTTGATTAATTCGATAAAAAATTCGGATAAATTTAATTTTCTATTACCTTTTAACTTTAATAATTTAATCATACCTCTTTCTAATAATCCAAAATCTATTAAATTTTCTTTGGCAAATTGTTGAATTTTATTTAAATTTATTTTATTTTCACTATTATATAATCGGTTGAACTGTAATAAATCAACAATTCTTTTTAAATAATATTCGTTTTTATTATCAGGTTCAGATTCAATAATAACCTTATTAGGGGTAAACCCCATTAAGTTAGTTATTCTATATATGTTAGACTCAATTAGTTTCATTTAGATAATTTTCGAAAATAAAAGTATAATCCAAAGAATAGACCCGAAATACAATACAAAATTAAATTGGCGTATAAGATACTTCCTGTTACAGTAATAAGATAGTATTGGACGGCATCGAATCCAAATGGATTGAAGAACATGGCCAACATTAAAAATTTTACCGAAAGATTTCCTAAAAATATCTTTCTCCAAGTTTTTATAGGTACAATCATCATCCATAGTATTGTATTTAAAATTTATGTCTTTTAGACTTATTTTACTATAAATATAGGCCATTACAAATAATTACATTTATCTTAATATTTATAGTGTAAAGAAAACAAAATGGCAAGAATTATAATTGACGAAAAAAAACTTCGTATGACAATTAGACAACATATTTTAGAACAAACGGAAATTGAGTCTAAAGAGCAAAAACCAAGATGTGTCGCTGGGAATGTAATTCCTTTGGATGACATCGTGGGTCCAGCTAAAAGTTTCCAAAACTACTCAAATAAAATCTACAAAAGAGAAGGTGGTATCAATGGAATGGTTGATACGTTAGATATGTTAAGGACTTTAAGACTACACCCTGACACAATTAGTGATGGTGGAGAACATTTAGCATATAACTTAATGAACCATATTAATGGTTTTAGAAAAAAGAATTATTTTGACGAGACTAATAATGGTTGTATTCAAGCGATGGATAAAGTGATTGAACTTTATAAAGAAAACGAACACGGAGAAGAATTAGTTAAAGATATTGAAAAAGTACTTGGTCATCCTGACCCAACATCTAGAGCTAAAGAATATCTTAAAAGATGCTTAGTTTTAGTTAAAGAAAAATAATCCCCAAGTTGGGGACGTTTAGGACCGTTACTGTCATGGTAACACATTAAAGGGGAAGTTCGCTACTATCCCCTTTTTTATTTTGGTTTAATCATTATGGATAATTTACGATAATAATGAATAATATTCTTTAAAGTGTTTTATACGGTCTTGGAGTCCCAAAATTCCACCATTCACTCTTTTTGTAACCGCAGTTACTGTAGCATCATCCGCTCCTTTATCACAAATAACCCATAACTTATTTGAATCAAAGAAAAACCCTGCAGACGCTAATGGGTATTTTGTTGCAACCAAATCAGGATTTGCAACCGTATCTTCACCAATAAACTTAGCGAAGTTTGTATAGTTTGCTTTACCTGTTAATTGGATATAACCTCTACCTCTAAATTTGAAACCTTCTTTGGTTGTTTCATCACCATTACCCATTCTACTACCGTAAACTTTTGAAGCAATTTTTTCAGGGTTTCTTGCGTAAGATTCTGAAAGATTTCCAGGGAAATATTTTGGGAATATTTTTTTAAGACCATCCGCAGAATAATTTAAATTTTCACTAACCGCTTTAAATCCACCACTTTCATGACCACATTGTGCCAAGAAATGAGATAATCTTAATGAGTTAGTTATGTTAAATTTTACCGCAGTCTCAGGGATTTGCGCAATAACCGAATCAGGAATATGTCCTTTTAATTTTTCTAAGTTTAATGGTCCTCCTTTTGGGATAACAACGTCTTCTTTTATTACTTTACTACCAAACATTTTACTCCAAGTACCGTCTCCAACTATACCATCGGCAGTTAATCCGTTTGCGGATTGCCATTCTTTTACTTTAGTTTCAGTTCCAGAACCAAAATCACCGTCAGCCGTTAGACCCAATTTTGATTGTAATTTTTTAACGTCTTCACTTTTAGACCCTTTTTTTAATAACATTTTTTTTAATTTAATTTAGTTTATTTTAATTTTTTAATCCTTAGGATTTCAACCCCCTTACCTCTATTTTTTAATGTAACTTCATTCTCATTCGGATACAGGATATTGTTATGAATGGTACTATTAACGTCAATTAATTCTTTGTTGGCAATTACCGTCATTATAAAATATTTGTCGTCATATCCGGTTAAGTAAGAATGTGAGCCCACTAAATCTTTTTGACTTGTTGAGTAATGAGAACCAGGGTAAGTTGTGTTGATATTATTTTCATCATCAATTACAACTATTCGATATAATTTTACAGGGTTAGGTAAATTTTCAACATATTTAACTAAACTACTCAACTCAAATTGAGAGTCCTCATAATTAAACCCCATATCTTTTAATGCGTTTAACATTAATTTTTTATTAACACTTTCCTTAATAATGTTTAATAGTTTCATATTAATAAATATAAAAAAAGTGGATTATATTATAACCCACTTAGTTTTGTTCTCTTAACGCCATTAGTAACTGGCGGTTTTTTATATTTTATCTCAACCTCATAAGGGTTAATCATACTTATTTTTGAATTATATTTCCAAATACTAATCGTATCTTCATCTTCGTAGACACGTTCCCATTTTTTATATTCAATTTCGTTTTTATTTATTGATTTCTTAATCATACAGTAAAGATACAAAATTTTTAAATAATCTCCAAATTAACTTGATTTAAATTCCACGCTCTTGACAATCTTGTCATACCAATACCACCACCAAACCTTGGAAAAAAATTAAATGATAGGAACTCATTAAGTTCTGACTCAACTCTGTCTCTTCCAAATAGTTCAAACAACTTGGCGGAATAACCGCCACGTTCAATAGTATAAAAGTTATGTCTCATCTCTTCAGGGTCACAACTTCTTTCAGCGCTTCCAATAGTCTCTTGTCCGTAAAGTATTACATCAACTTTATTAAAAATACTATTTTCATTATGTTTCATATTCCAAAATGGATTTGTCCTCAATGGAAAATTCTGAAGTGAGATAACTGAACTTTTTTCTTTCCACATTCTTGATTCATGTTCATCTTCTAAAATTGGAATCCCTCCGTATTCTTCACACACATCATCATAATTAACTTCTACAGGTTTATCAAAACCTAAATAATTTAAAAGTTCCAATTCAAGTTTTACCATATCTTCCATAACACCTTTAGACTCAAATTCAAACATTGGGAATATTAGTTCGTGTCTACCAGGGATAGGATTTTTTTCCTGTCTATACGAAGTTGATATACAGAACACTCCGTTCCATTCGGGATTTTTAAGTAACTCATATTCTAACCACATCTGGCCCGTCTGTGGTAATGGCCAAACTTCTCCATTATAGTTAAAAGTTGCGATTGAATGTGGGTTTTCACATGCCGCCAATATTGATAACCTTGATTGTGTTGGTACCTCTATAAATCCTTTATCAAGGAAAAATCCTCTCATCTTTTGTACTAGTTCATTGTAAGTTTTTGTGTCTTTCATTTTTTGTTTTATTTATTTTTATTTATTTTTCACATATGGGCAAAAAAAATCCCATCAATAAATGATGGGATTATTAAAGGTGATACCTTTTATTATATTGTTTTCACAGTTTCGGTTTGGCCCGTTTTGTTTCATTAAAAATAAATATATTCTTAAAATAATAAAAGTAAAATAATTACTATTTTTTTACGTATTTATTTTTATTTGTCATAAAACTGACAAATTGTCAGTTTTTTTGTTTTGGCACAATTATTTAAGATTTTATTTAGGAGCTTGACTCTATAAATTTTATTATATATTATTACACAAAACATTATTTAACTATGGGAAAAATTATTGGAGTAGATTTAGGGACCACAAATTCATGTGTGGCAGTCATGGAGAATGGCGAACCTGTTGTGATTACAAACAGTGAAGGGAAAAGAACCACACCCTCAATAGTGGCATTTATTAATGGCGGAGAAAGAAAAATTGGTGACCCAGCAAAAAGACAGGCGGTTACAAACCCGACCAAAACAATTTCATCAATTAAACGTTTCATGGGGACAAGTTATGACGAGGTTAAAAAAGAATTGTCTAAAGTCCCGTATTCAATCGTAAAAGGAGACGGGAACGTTCCTAGAGTGAGTATTGATGATAGAAATTACTCTCCACAAGAGATTTCTGCAGTTGTTTTACAAAAAATGAAACAAACTGCCGAAGATTATTTAGGTGAGAGTGTTACAGAAGCGGTTATTACGGTACCCGCGTATTTTAATGACGCACAACGTCAAGCAACCAAAGAAGCTGGTGAAATTGCAGGTCTAACGGTTAAACGTATTATTAACGAACCTACCGCAGCAGCATTAGCATATGGTTTAGACAAAATGTCTAAAGATATGAAAATTGTTGTATTTGACTGTGGTGGTGGTACACATGACGTATCAATACTTGAATTAGGTGGTGGTGTATTTGAAGTGTTGTCAACCGATGGTGACACTCACTTAGGTGGAGATGACTTTGACCAAGTGATTGTTGATTTTATGGTCGATGAATTTAAAAAATCAACTGACGGTCTTGATGTCACTAAAGATTCTATGGCGTTACAACGTTTACGTGAAGCTGCGGAAAAAGCAAAAGTTGAGTTATCGTCGTCACTTCAGACAGAAATTAACTTACCGTATTTAAGTGCCGACTCAACAGGCCCTAAACACTTAGTAACTTCTTTATCTCGTGCCAAATTTGAACAATTGGCGGATTCATTAATTAAACGAACAATCAAACCTTGCATAACCGCAATGTCAAATGCAAACATTACTATCGGTGAAATTGATGAAATAATTTTGGTTGGTGGTTCTACCCGTATTCCCGCAATTCAAAACGCGGTTAAAGAATTCTTTGGTAAAGAACCTTCAAAAGGAGTTAACCCTGATGAGGTTGTCGCTTTAGGTGCTGCAATTCAAGGTGGTGTATTGGCTGGTGATGTTAAAGATGTATTACTATTAGATGTTACTCCATTGTCATTAGGTATCGAAACCATGGGAGGAATTTTTACAAAATTAATTGAGTCTAACACAACCATACCAACCAAAAAATCACAGGTATTCTCAACTGCGGTAGATAACCAACCAACTGTAGAAATTCACGTATTACAAGGTGAACGGGCAATGTCAAAAGATAATCGGACTATTGGTAGATTCCATTTAGATGGGTTACCACCATCAATGAGAGGTATTCCTCAAATCGAAGTTATCTTTGATATTGATGCGAACGGTATTATAAATGTATCTGCGGTTGATAAGGCAACAAGTAAAAAACAATCTATAAGAATTGAGTCGTCTTCAGGTTTATCCAAAGAAGATATTGAAAAAATGAAACTTGAAGCGGAAGAAAATGCGGAATCAGATAAAAAAATAAAAGAAGATGTCGATACTTTAAATTCTGCGGACAGTACTATTTTCCAAATGAATAAATCATTAGAAGATTTAGGTGATAAAATATCTGAAGAAGATAAAACTGAGATTACCACAGGCATTACTAAGTTAAAAGACGCTCACGGTAAAAAAGAAATTGACTCAGTCAAACAAATCATGGAAGAGTTAACTCAGAAGTTTCAAAAGATTAGTCAGGATTTATATGAAAGCGTAAATCAAGAGAATAATGACGGTGCAATGGACGCGTCTGATGTTGAATTTGAAGAAACTAAGTCTTAAATAACTAAATTCTTTTTTAAAGTTTTAAAATCCCGACTACACAATCGGGATTTTTTTATAAACCCTACAGAGTAAGGAAAATCTTCCTCCTACCCATATTAAAATAAGAACAAATTTACTCTTCTTTATTTGCGTCTTTAATATTCTTTTTTAATGAGGTAAATTTATCTACAGATGATAAACCAAGACAACCAAATGCAAGTAACGCCACCGCGTTAACTAATGTGTCTGATGGTTTAATGTCTCCATGAGAGTAACTATTTACATATAATGTAACACATAAAGATAACCCCGCAATAATACCAACAAATCTTTTTGAGGATGGTGAACCTGATTCGTCTTTAAATAACCCTGAAACCCAATTAATAATTTTTTTCATAGTGTTTTTCTATATAAATATTTACATTTTTTCTTTTGTACTTACAATTAACGACCTTGTCCTCGGTAAGATTTTGGTTTTTTTCCTTTAGGCCCAAATTTTCTTTTGTGTTTACCACCTTTTTTTTTACCAAAAGTTTGTTTAATTGAGTCTGTTGATGCTTTTGTTTTAGCCATTTCTTTTAAATTTTAATTTGTTTATTAATCACATATAAATACTATTTAATTGAAATAAAAAAAGGGTCCCAAATAGGACCCTTCTTTTTTATATATAGAGGCTCTCGTGATGAGAGTGATAGTGTTAATAAATACGTGTTATTTTAAAAAAATCAACTCTACAGGTCTAATTAACCACTTTTTTTTTAAGTTTAGAAGTTTGTAACCATTTTAATTTGTTAAAACTATTATTGAGACGCAGTTTTTGTTCATTAGAGATATTTTTATCCCATTTCTTAATAAAATTATTAAATACATTTTGACTAACAATAAGTTGTTCAATGTTTTCGCAAGACTCTAATACTTTGATAACCCAACCGTATTCCCCTTCAAATTTTAAAACTTCCATAGACATTATTTTTGTAAAGATACCATAAATAATTAAATCATTACTTATTTTTTCATTTTATTTAACATGTCCATCGCTTTTCTAAACTCACCAATTGAGTTTTTTAAGTCAGGCATAACGTTTTGTTGTGGTGTGACGCCATCACCATGTGTATTCATTGGGAGACCCTGTTTGAATGTGCCTATTATTTTAGATAGTTTGACTCCAACTTGTTTCCACCATAAATAAACTGTAATCCAAATAACTATTAAGACGATTACTAAGATTGTTAATATAACATTTAAATACATAATTTTTTTTATTTAAATATACATGATTTAAGATTATATGTCAAATTATAAATTGATTTATTATTTAACCCACATATATTTAAGTTATGAAAAAATGTCTCGAAATTTTATTAAATAAGATTTTTAAATCTGATTTGGAACTACTTTTTGGTGTGGGCAGTTATGTCATAGTAAACTACGTAAAGTACTCAACCAATAATCACACTTTTGTGGTTGATTGTAAATTATTCATTAATAGTATTGAATTAACCGAAGGAGTTTATCCTGATGGACTTAACCTATTAACTGAAGAGTCATGGAAATTTATGGGAATCAAACAGAATATATCGATAGTGTCATCTATTGATGTTATATGAACTCAATAGGGGGTACGATAATTGCGCCATCCTTAACAAAATCATTAAATACTTGCTCAACAATCTCATATCTATGTAATTTTGGATATTTATTTAATTCGTTAATTATTTTTTTACCAAATTCATCAAAAACATTTGAGTTATGCGCCAACCAATACATTTCTTCTACTAATTCTTCATTTAACATATCACTTAGGGGTTTACGGGGGGTTATTTTTAATAAATATAACTTATATTATTTTTTAAATCAAAAAAATATTTGATTATTTGGCTTGTTAGACTTACATTTATTAAAAATAAAATAAATTATGAGAAAAATTCAAAATGGTGATACTGTAAAAGTTCACTACACAGGAAAATTAGAGGATGGAACAGTATTTGATTCTTCCTTGGTTGAAGGTCGCGAACCATTGGAAACTGTTTTAGGAGAGGGACAGTTAATTAAAGGTTTTGAAGCTGGATTAATTAACATGTCTGAAGGTGAGACTAAAACCGTCGAGATTGAATCTGTAGATGCTTATGGGGATTTTAACCCTGCATTGATATCGGAAATTCCAATAACAAACGTACCTGAAGGTGTTAAAGAAGGTGAAATGCTACAAGGTATGGGGCCTATGGGACCTGTTAATGTAAAGGTAACCGAAATTAAGGAAGACGTAGTTGTTCTTGACGCTAATCACCCATTAGCAGGTAAAAAATTAATTTTTGACTTAGAAGTAGTTGGTATCTCTTAAGGAGGTACTAACTATTTTTTTGTTAATAAGTTTGTTAATAACCAAAAAAATTGGAATTACTTATCGGAAAATTAATTACTGATAGAGTTGTACTTCAGTGTCAGGAAACAATTTTTCAAATTTTTTAATTAAGATACCGGCACCAGAGTTGGCCTCGTTTTCATTTTTACCTCCAATATTAGGTCCTTGGTCTCTCTTAAGAATAGTTCTTTGGTGTTCATGAATCCATTCATGAGCCAAAGTTCTTAAGATATCTCGATTAATTCTACCTTTAGAAAGGATTTTTAATTCATTATTATTGGTTCTACTACCAGTGGTCATATCTCCTTTTCGTTCACCTAAAAATAATACAGTAATATCACTTTTTAATGGAAATTCTTTCTGAATAAATTTTATAAAATTATTAAATAAAGTATACTCGTCTTTTGGTATTTCTGAATTAATATGTTTAATAGTTACTCTCATTGATAATAAATACTCTAAAAAAAATAATAACTTATTCTTAATAACAAAGTATTTATAGATATATTTTTATTAAATGAAAAAATTGATTATTAACGAATCCGAAAAAAGAGAAATTAGGTCTCTATATAATTTATTTGAAGAAGATGACTTTGTTACAAAAATGATTAAAGCAGCATTAGCTGGTGTTGAAGGTAAATTAAACTCCTCTAACACTAATAACCCATCATCAACTAATAGTGTTGACAATGATTCAAAACCAACAAGTGATGATTCAAAACCAACAAGTGACGACTCAAAACCAACAAGTGACGACTCAAAACCAACGGGTAATACAGGTAAAGTTGTTTTAAAAGGTAATTTTGACTCAACACAGAAAGCTAATATTGAGTTAATGATTAAATACATGGATAAATCAGGAATCAAAGACCCATTAACCCAAATTGGTGCTTTATCTGTAATATCTAAAGAATCAAATTTTAGACCAAAATCTGAAGTATCTTACGCCAACACATCGAATTCAAGAATTAGAAAAATTTTTGGGTCTAGAGTTTCAAAATACTCAGATAGTGAAATGGACTCTCTTAAAAAAAACCCTGAAAAATTCTTTAATGTAGTGTACGCAAAGACAGTTGGAAACCAAGGTGGTGGTGATGGATGGAAATACCGAGGTAGAGGATTTAACCAACTAACAGGTAAAAAAAATTACGAAAAATATGGTAATATGATTGGTAAAAACTTAGTGGGAAATCCTGACTTAGTTAACGACCCAACAGTTGCTGCGGAAATTGCGGTCGCATTTTTTACTAAAGGTAAATCAGGTAATGCATTTCCTAAATTTAAAAATAAAACTGAGGCAGCAACTCATTTTGCCGATATAAATTCTGGCGGAGGGGCTAGTCGTCATAGGTCAGATGCAATTGCTGCAGTTGAAAAATTTGACGTTAAAGATATTACTTAAAACAAGTACGATGTCTTTTATTAATCATCTAAGTTTAAATTATATTCATTTAATATTTCTCTTATAGTATCTCTTACCTTATCGGCCATGTCTTGTTCAACTCCTGTCGCTTCTTTTGATTTATCAGACATACTTACACCATACTTTGTTGTACTTCTAAGTGTTTGGTCTAAATCCCACATAGCTATTTTCCATTTGTATCCATCTAATGCGGTTCTTGCATCATCTTTTTCTTCTACTGAGTCAAACTCTAATATTATTTTTCCCATTTTTATTGTTGTTTAAAATCTAATTCTCCTTCATAAAAATAGGGACAAAACCACTTTGGTTCATCACATTCAAGTTTAACCATCTTGCCTCCATAGCATCCTACTTCTATTACAGTAGCTATTCCTGAAAGATTAGTCTTAACTTTGTCACCTACTTTTAATTCACTAAATGTCATCATCGTCTTCCCTATATGTTAAAAATTCATTATATCTTTCTTCCATAGCTTTTTTATCTCTATACTTACCACAAGCTAAATCATCTGCTATATCATACCCAAAATCTATTATTTGTTCTCTCTCCATTTCTTTGGCTTTTGTTCCAAGTTCATAAATAACATCATCTAATGTATCTTCGTTAAGAGTTCCTTTCATATATTGAACTACTAATTTCATGGATTCATCTATCAACCATTCTACTGCTGTTTCTTTCATTGTTCTGTGTTTTTAAATTGTTCATCATACCAATATTCAAACTCATCATCTTCCCAACCACCAACGTATGGGCAACTTGCATCTCTCATCTGTTGTTTCTCCATTTCTTTGGCTTGTTCAAATATGTTAGACTGTGCTACTGTACTTCTACTTTGTATATCTTCCATTACTTTATAAAAATACTTTGAAGTTTTTATTTGGTTCTCCAACCATTCTACTGCTGTTTGTTTCATATTATATTCCTCTTGCTATCATTGTTAATACTTCTAATTTCTGCTCATCTGTTAATCTAACAGGTAACTCATACTCTTTTGTATTCTCCAACCTACATTGCTCTACCTCTTCCCATAATGACTTAACATCATAACAAATAGGTTTTCCGTCATTAGTAGTTGCTTGGTCAAGTGAACCATCTTCATCTCTCTCCCATAGATACCAATAAATCCAATCTGCACCTTCCTTACCATAGTAAACCTCTAATAAAATATTAATTACTGAGGTATAGTCATCTGAGAAATTAACAAGGTCTATTTCTAATTTATACAATGCATCCTGCTTGTCTGACTGTTTCCTAATTTTATTAAGGATTTCTGTAAATACTTCTAATTTCATA